CGACACTAAGAAACATAAAAGGCCCCAAACCAAATATGAACAGTGGGCTCAAACAACAGCAAATAGCAAAGCAGCTTTAGAAAACTCAATAGACCCAACAAAGCTGCCAGAAACAACGGTCTAACACATTTTGTTAACTAGAGATTTTACTCCGGTCGTCTGGCTACTAACTCGCCACGACAGTAGTTTTCACTTGTGCCCAGGAGAGCTATCCTGGGAGAAAGCTCATTTACACAAGCAGCTGACAGACAGACATTCTTGGGCTCTCACCCCCAAGAAGCTGAGTTTATACAGCTTCCCGATCCACCTAAGGACCGGACCACCCCAGTAAGGGCAGGAACCTAAAACGGAACTAATTAAAGTCCCGGTTTATTGACGCTTCTATCTAACCAACCATGTACAACATGGTTACCAGCAAACTAATGCCAGCAGGGCTACCAATCCTGGTTAGAAGAATCAAAACAAAAACAAACACCTAATTAAAGGCATTTTAAAACAAAGTGGCGGAGCGACCCCAGAATTTTATAGATTTGGGCCGCAAGCACACTCGCAATGCAACTATGTCCTTAGCATTAACAATTGAGATCCGGACATAGTTTTGCTTACCCAAGGCACCAGATGGCGTCGCACCAGCGTAAGAACCCAAGAAGATGGGAATTTCCGCTTCAGTACGTCGCAAATCATAAATCCGGGCCTGGCCTTGCCAGTAAGCACCCCAATCTCTATAATTAGTGGTAATGGAAACACTACCCTCCTGAGCCTGGGCCTGTTTAGACCTTGACCAGGAGATGCAGAGATCCACCTCACCATAATGCCAGCCAGTAGCTGCAACAAGCCAAGAGAGGGGATTTGATGCGAGCGTCACAGTTGCGTCCTTAGAGGCGAAGTCATGAATGTATCCGGGAATATCAAAATTGACTACGCCAGTATTCGCGTCTGGTTTCAAATTGGTTAAAGTGAACCAATTATAAAGCTCCGCACTAGAAAACATGGGAGGATGCACCTGAGAGTCGGGTCGCCAAGTGTCTATATGTACAATAAATTCGTACGACCCAACATGTGCATCAGGAGCTATAGGCCCAGAGAGCGGGAGTATACCAAGTCTACCAAACCCTACTTCAGTTGTAGCAGCTGAATGAAGACGAGTTTTGATAGCAATTTCAAATTGGCCATCTCCGTGCATTATCTGATGTGGGCCCCATAACACCTGACGTAAAGTTGGAGGTGCTTCATGCTCCCATGGAAAAATAACAAAAGAAGCGGTACAAAATAGAGAAGAAACACTATTGACACTTCCGCTTATAGTGCCAGACCACCCAAGATTCCTAGACATAACTGCCCGGGAATATGAAATGGCGTGTTTCTTAGAATGCTTGACGGGACCTCCAAAATTATAAGATATCGACAACATGGAGGTTGACCCATCAAGTTTAATCTCTTTCGCCTCATAATATCTATCAATGGCGAAAGTGTCACCCAATTGAATAGGCCACGTCATAGTTGGGTCTAACTCAAAACGATCAATGACAGGCCCCATGTCCACATGCATAGTAACAATACACTGCCAATCAGCAGCCATCGTCACTTGATTTGTGGACGCAACAAAGAAATACAACATGGGCTGGGTGACAACATTTGCCCAGTTACACAATCCATGTCCAGTAAGATCCCCATAGTTGAACTGCCATTCATGCACATCTGCATCTTTAAGCATGAAAACCTTGGTAGGCAGTTCAAACATCTCAGAGGGGGGACATTCGTTCCCAAGCGCCGGTAAGTCTATGCGTTTATAATCATCAAAGGTGCACGCTATAGACAAACCTGCAAAGGCGTTACGTGGGGCATGCATCCTCACTGTAAAAGTGGGATTAACAATGCCCTTTGCACACCATTCTTGGGAATGCAAACCACCATAATCCATAATGGCTTGCCGAATGTCAAAAGTTCCAAGATGCTTTCCTTTCTTTGCATCTTTGGGAACCTTAAAGGACAGTGTTCCACAGCAAGTGGGATCAGGAACAACCGTCACAGCGCACATCAAATGCGCAGTACTAGCAGAGCTGTGACGTGGTTTGGATGAAAGGGAGTCAAAATTGGCATTCCCATCTTCATAAGTTTTAACAACTGGCGGGAGCACAGTCCTGCCAGTGTTACCACTAAAAGAGGTGGTGCCAATTCGCATAGACCTAGTCTTGTGCAACGGTTGTTGTGCATTCTGAAAAGTTCGCACAACAGGCCGTGGCCTAGTTTCTAGGTTTATGGCGGGGAAGTCTTCAAGCTGTTGGTCCATTTCTTTTTCAATTGTGCCGAGTACCCCGATACCGGCATGGACCCTTTTGCCAAGATTCTCATTGCGTTTGAGAATCTGGTCCCAACTCTCACGAACCCGGGTTGCAGTTGTAAAAGAGTTATTGGAATATTCTTGAAATTCAAGAGTTCCGTAACTCATCATCAGAGTACCGGGTTGATAAGATTGAAC